AATATAAAGAAGGAACACAAGCCTATGTAGATGCCAACAATGAATTACTTGCATATCAACAAGAAAATGCAAATCAACAAGTAGCAATAGAAAAAGACTTAAATAAATCAAAAAAACAATTAACTACACAAGCCTTGACAGACATTGCAAGTATTGTAGGTAAAAACTCAAAGTTTGGTAAAGCAATAGCAATCGTACAAGCCATCAGAGATACTTATGCAGGTGCTACAAAGGCATTAGCTCAAGGAGGTATATTTGGATTTATTGGTGCAGCAGCAGTTACTGCAGCAGGTATTGCAAACATAAAAACAATAACATCAACACCAGACCCAACACCACCAGCAGGTGCATCAGTAGGTGGAGGTTCTCCTGTTCCACCAACACCAGCAACACCACCTGCATTTAATGTAGTAGGTGAAGGAGCAACAAGTCAATTAGCAGATGCAATAGGAAGTCAAGCACAAGAACCAGTAAGAGCATACGTTGTAAGTAATGATGTAACAACTGCACAAGGGCTTGAAAGAAATATTGTAGAAGGAGCTACTATATAAATGCAAAATTTTTAATTAATAACGTTATATTAAATATGAAGATAGTCGAATTAATACTTGACGAAGATCAAGATGCTTCTGGGATTGAAGCAATATCCATAGTTGAAAGTCCTGCCATTGAAGAAGATTTTATTGCTTTAAAAAGTAATGAAATTAAACTTGCAGAAATAGATAAAGAAAAAAAAATATTAATGGGAGCTTTGTTAATACCAAACAAGCCTATATATCGAAATAATGGGGAAGATGAATATTATATATACTTCTCTAAAGATACGGTCTTAAAAGCCTCCCAAATGTATTTGACAAAAGGTAATCAAAACAATTCAACATTAGAACACCAACATTCATTAAGTGGTTTAAGTTTAGTAGAATCTTGGCTTGTTGAAGATGAAGTTCACGACAAGTCCAGAAAGTATGGTATGAACGTACCTGTAGGAACTTGGATGGGAGCTGTAAAAGTCAACAATGATGAAGTATGGAATGACTATGTAAAAACAGGTAAAGTAAAAGGGTTTTCAATAGAAGGCTACTTTGCAGATAAAATGGAACGTCCAAAAGAATCAATAAAAGAAGATATGTCAGAAAAACAAGCAGACTTACTATTAAGTCAAATAGAAAAAATCGTTAAAGGAGAAAAAGTTGAATTAGGATTAGCTGATGACTTAAAAGATTTAATAAAAAGAGGGAGAAAAATAGAATCAGATTTAAGTTCTGAATTAAATAAATACAATGGTTTATTAAGAGCAGGAGATGGTTTTTTAACAAAATATAAAGAACTTATAAAAAAAGCAAATGAATTAGGAGTTCCTGTACCAAGTGAATTAAAGAAGTTAGAAAACATTGCACAAGGATTTATTAAAAAAGGAAACGCATTAAAAAAAGTAGCTAATATATTTTAAAATAAAACTATGAGTAAGCATATAAACAAAATATTCAGTATGATTCAAACTGAATTAAAATCAGAAAAAGTTGAACTTGCTTTAGTAGATGATTTAGAAAAATTAAATAACTCTTATTTAAGTGATACTGATACTGCAAACTCAAAAATAAAAGGATTGTTAAGTGATGCACGTTCTATTGAATCTAAAATAGAATCAGCGTTAAAGAATGTTAGTAAAATTAAATCAGCAATTTCTAAAGTCGAACAAAGTGCAAAAGATTTAGGCATTAAAACAAGTAATATAAAAGAATTAGAAACTGCTAATACTATATTAAAAGATTCTAATGATTATAAACAAATTTTAAGTTCATTAAAAAAATTAATAACTACAATATAAATTAATGCCTAAAAAAGATTTTTTTCCAAGTTATACAAGCCCTAAAGGTTCAAGACGTGCTTGTTTATGTAAAGATAAAAATACTTATTCAAGAAAATGTTGTGATGGCTCTTTATGGGCGCAAGGCATAGGAGTTATATCAAGAACAATTTGAAAATGCAAAAAAATAAATTAACCACGTTATATATATAATTATGAAATCAACTGAAATGTTAAACCAAATCAAGACGCTTCTAAACATAGAAGTTAAACTTGAAGAACAAAAACTTGAGAACGGTACTCGTGTAGAAGCAGAGTCGTTTGAAAAAGGTAAAGAGATATTCATTCTTACAGATGACGAAAAAGTTGCTATGCCAGTAGGAGAATACCTACTTGAAGATGGTAGACTTGTAGTTGTTGCAGAAGAAGGAATTATTGATGACGTTAGAGAAGTATCTGACGAAGTTCCACAAAAGGAAGAAGAATCTAAAGATGAAACTGAAGATTTAGAAAAAGAAGAAGAACTTGTTGATGATGGAGAAGAAGCTGCAGTAGATGACTGGGCAGGAATGGAAAAAAGAATTAAAAATCTTGAAGATGCCATTGCTGATCTTAAATCTAAAGTAGGAGAAAAAAATATGGAAGAAGAAGTTGAAATGGAAGAAGAAGTTTCAAGACAACCTAAATCCAGAACTATTAAAGAAGAATTTAACGAAGAAGTTAACGAGCAATTAAAGGAAGAATTATCACAACCTGCTGCTGCTCCAATCAAGCATAATCCAGAAGCTGGAAATGCAAAAAAAGAACATTTTAGAATAGCTCCAAATAGAAAGCCTTCTACAATGGACTATATATTAAATCAATTAAATAAATAAAAATAAATAATTATGCCACAACCAACTATTACTACTACTTATGCTGGAGAATTTGCAGGTAAGTACATTGCTGCTGCTCTTTTGAGTGGTAACACATTAAGTCAGGGTGCTATCGAAATTAAGCCTAACATTAAGTTCAAAGAAGTTATGAAAAAAGTTGTTACTTCTGGTTTAATTACAGATGACTCGTGTGACTTCACATCTGCTGGTTCTGTAACACTTACAGAAAGAATTATCCAGCCAGAACAATTTCAAGTAAATCTTGAATTATGTAAAACACCTTTTGAATCAGACTGGGGAGCTGTATCTATGGGCTATTCAGCTTTTGATAACTTACCTCCTGATTTTTCAAGTTTCTTAATTGCTCACGTTGCAGAACAAGTATCTGCTTCTACAGAAAACAATATCTGGCAAGGGAATCTTGGAGGTGCACAAGCTGGAGAATTTGATGGATTTACTACATTAGCTGCTGCTGATGGTGATGTTATTGACGTTGCTGCTGTAGGTGGTGGTGTTAATTCTGGTAACGTAATTGCAGAACTTGGAAAAATCGTTGATGCAATTCCATCTACTTTATATGGTAAAGATGATTTACACATCTACGTTTCACAAAACATTGCTAAAGCCTATGTAAGAGCTTTAGGTGGATATGCTGCTATAACTAACGTTGCAGGAACTGAAAATGTAGGTTCTGTAGGTGCAAATGGTATTGACAACAGAGGTACACTATGGTATGCTGGAGGAGAAAATCTTTCTATTGACGGTGTAAAAATCTTTGTTGCTAATGGTTTACCAAACAATTATGCAATGGCTGCTCAAAAATCTAACCTTTACTTTGGAACTGGACTAATGTCTGATTACAACCTTGTTAAGCTAATTGATATGGCTGACATTGACGGAAGTAAAAACGTAAGAGTTATTATGAGATTTACTGCTGGAGTACAATACGGAATTGGAAGCGAGATCGTTCTTTATTCTTAATAAATTAAATTAACCAAAAATAAGGGTAGGTGGGGATAACCTACTTAC